CTCCAGTCACCAGTCTTCATAGGTCTGCCATCTGTAAATGTACGTATAAACATCATTTCGCCTAGTTCATAGGCCTCTTGACATTGATCTGTTTCTACCATGGTCATGATCGAATCGTGATATGCGTCACTGAGCTGTGTTACTGGTAAAACCAATGCCATGTTTGATTCGCCTGGCAATGTTCTAAACACCACAAGCACTTTCACGCCTGTGTTGTTGATCCTACCGATGTGTTTTAGTGGTCGTGCCATTTTAGGCCTCCTTTTTAGCCACAGCTTCTAAGAAGGTGTTTAGCTTGTTGAAAGCTTTGCCCACGGCCTCTAGTTCTGCTGCTTTGAACGCTCCTCGTTGTGTAGCTACTTCGATGATGCTTCTCAGTGCAGCAAGATCGCTGACATTGAGATCTGGACCCTGTGCAGGGGCAGTTTCTGGCACCGGTGCCACGGCTTCGGGTTCTTGATTTGTAGTTTCTTCTGACATTAGGTTCTCCTTAAATGGTTACATGCAAGCATGAAATACGTTAATTCTTTCTGATCTTCGAATCCTATATAATGAGTAGAACGCAGATTTCCAGATTTATCAATACCTGGTTGTTTGGCCAAGCAGTAACGGCCTTTCAATTTGGTCTTGACCCATTCTTCTACACCTTCAAAAATTTCGTTATCTGAGATAGCAATTTTGCTGAAGTGAGGAGGAATGGTCTTAAGCCTGCGCTGTTTTAGTACATCAATAGGATTTAAATCAAACATCGTGAAAATATTTATAAGTCAATTAGATTCGAGGGTGGATTCTTGGCTAAGTCTTTTGGCCATAGCTTTGGTGTGACCCAGCTTGGCAACATCGCCAGAAAAAAGATACAGTTCAAAAGCGGATTTTTCTTTCATAACTATAATATGTTTTTTATTGATGAAAAAAGGAGAATCGATAAAATGATCTAACCAAACCAGCACCTGCGGAGTGAATGCAAATTCTTTTGGAAAATCTATTTTATAAGTTTTAATTTTAGCATATTCTTCAATGAACTGCAAGGCCTGTTCAGTTAGTCTAAGGCCACCTTGAGTCTTTTCTCTGAAACTCCACCACCATACTGATCTGTACTGCTTCACTGTGTCAGAGTCGATAGGTAGTTCTGCTGCCTGTAAGAACACCCGAGTATAGGCATCCTTGGAATCCACGTTAAACTACCTCTTCACCGGCAGTGAGTTTAACCACAGCAAAGTCTGTGGTTTTAAAAAGTTTGTTTAATTTTTTAGCCAAATTGTGTGCATGGCCAGGATTTGAAAATGATACTTTTTTATATTTAGGACCAGGATAGCTGGCTACTAGGCTACCACTCTTTAGATTAAACGGTTGGTGTCGATAGAAAACAGCCCAAATGGCTTCCGAGTCCAGTATCTGCTCGACTTTGAAAGTTTCTTTGTTAGCATATTCTAAAAGTATCTTTGGTTTTGGTCTCGACATCTTATACGGGTTCCTAATTAACCACGTATATATTTATCTTTTTAAAATGAGCCGCCGTCGAACTTAACGTCTATACTTTGACTGGATTCTTTGATCTGAGCTAGGATACCATGTATTTCCTGCACAGTGCGGCCTAGTTTAGTAGAAAAAATAGCGAGCTCAGTGGTGAGATCTCTGGCTTCCTGTATAGTGATCCTTATTTCTTTCTGTTGGCTCTTTTCTGCTATTGTTATTCGTTGAAGTAATTTCTCAACTGTAGGCAACACAGTAGGTATGTTATTTTGAGACATTAGCTAATACCTGTTTCATTTCTAATTCTGTTTTAAGAGGACCTCGATAGGGGTATCTTTCTAAGGTGATCTTTTTAGGACAGAAACTCTTAACCCAACCTTTCTCGAATTTTATACAGTAATATCCTGCACAATACAAACTTTTTGAATCACTGCTTTTTGTGAATAGGGGAAGTTTCTTACGTATGTCAAACATGGCATTGTGAGGTGCTGTGCTGGTCGGATAACCGTGAACCTCATTGGGTAAGGCGTTTTCACTTTCTTTTACAATCTTGACAGTAAAGAATTTTTTACCGAATGTTCTAGTGATGTGTTCTTTAGTTTCATAGATTTTTATTCCATCTTGATTACTCATTACGAATCTATTGTCTTCATTTTTTCTTAGAGTAGCAATCTTCTCGCCATTCTCTTCTACGATCCAAAACTTGTTATCTATGATAGGTTTGGCGTGTAAATCAGTCATGTCGTTCTCCAACTAGGTACCTCGCATTCAATGGTTCCGAATAACTTGCAGCCTGATCAGATATCTTCTTGAGATCATACAGGCCACAGAACTTCATTAATCTAAGACCAACCTGGCTGACATTTTTGTCTGCACTAGTGGCTGCGGCAATGGTCTCTGAGATTATGGCTTTGATGTCATCTGGCTGATGACTAAGGTCAATCAATCTACGATTGCGTTCGTAATCTTCTAAGACTCTGTGTTCTTTGCCTTCATGGTCAGTCCATCTCTGAAGCATGAGATTGTTCCACGCATATCCTTTGCTGCCACGATCTTCGAACGCTTCTGTAAGACCCACTTTTTTGCTTGTGCCTTTAGTACGCACACCCGGATACGCCGAGAAGACATTATCACTGGTATCACCACGCATGCATTTTTCGAACAGCAGCCATTCCGGGTCTGGGATAGCTTTAGGTTCTTGTGTTTTCTTATCAATGATTCTTTTGCCTTTGTCATCGAAGATACCTTCATGTGTGATTACATGTTCCATGACGCCGTTGTACTGTGTGACATTAGGGGCGATCAATTGTACAAAATCTGTGTCAGTACTGATGATTACATGTTTGTCATTTGGATGGCTCTGTATCCAGCCTGCGATTAAATCATCTGCTTCTAGCTGTGGATTCTGCATGACTGTGCAGTTAGTTTTATCTGTGATAAACTCTTTGAATGTATCAAAGGCTTCCCAAAACACGCGATCTTCCTCTGCTTCTTTTTCTGTGTGAGCAGCACGAGCATCAGAACGATTTCGCTTGTAGGGTGCATAATAATCTTTGCGCCAAGATCTACCTTCTAAACAGAATATGACATGACTGCCGTTAAACTGCTGCCATGCTTTGCGGATTGAATTAAGGGTGATATGAAAAGCCATGCCTAGTTTGATATCAGCATCACCGTTGATCACGTGACGAGCACGAAAGAATGTATTTGCTGTATCAACTAAAATATAGGTCATTGATTTGTCTTCTTCACTGTTTTAATGTCTATAACACCTGTGTTCACAGGGCCGCCAAAATCACCATCTACCACAACATTTGCACAAAGTTCACGGAACCAACGATCTACGATTTCTTCTTCTTTGTCACCATCTTCACCGTATCCCTCTTGCTTTAATTGTAGCACAAATTGGTCATTCCAGTCAAGCTCAAAAAAGCCATTTCGTATATTATCTTTGTTAACATGAGTGTTTATTACACCAACCCATGCTTCTTTGCGTCTAGTAGCACGTTCTTTTGGTGTCTGCTTGGCAGTTTCTTCTGCTTGTTCAGCAGTTTTAGATGCAGCTTCAGCCGCAGCCAACCTGTTGTTGGCTTCTGCCAAATCCAGTTCAGCTTTTTGGATAGAAGCTTCTAGTTTATCTAGACCAAATAGTTTTTTAATTATTTTCATTATGTACCCCATTCATTCTTAAACAGTGGCACCTGCAATCTGTCTGAATATCTCAGTCCATGTTTCATTGCCAGTTCTGCTACTCTGCGGTTATTTAGTGTGTATACTGACTCAACCCCGCCCACAGGCATGAGATAAACATTACCAGTGAAACCTTCTGCACGATAGATATCCACAGCTTCTAGAGCTTCTTCTGCATCATCTTCAGTGGCCACTACTAATTTGAGATATACATGACCAGCTTCTTGATATTCACAGACTATATCTGGACGTATGGCTTCACTGGGCTGTTCTCCTGAACAACTGAGTTTGGCACTGACTGAAAATGTAACTTCTCTACTAGCAAAAGGAGGATTCTGTGACCATTCTTGTAGATATTTTTTAAACTCCGGAGTTAGCTTTTGAGTACCGTTGGTTTCAAAAGTAATTTCTTTAAGGCCCGTCATACTCAGATGATTCAAAAGATCCGGATAAGCACGTTGCCATCCCAACAACGGTTCACCACCTGTGATCACAAGATGTTCATCTTCCCAACGCTTGTAAGGTAAAATTTCCATGATACGTTCTGCTATTGCATCTGATGTAAGCAGTGGTGAAAGATCTTTAAATTCTGGCATCCATGATGCATAGCTGTCACAGCCTGTGCTGACTAACGGAAGTTCCTCATACGTTTGAAATGATTCGATCATTTTATGCGTGGCCGCAATATCTGTTGCTTCGTGACTTACTTCGCCACGCGGCATTCCAAAGCCAGCACATTTAAAATTACATCCAAAAGTGCGTAAGAATACACTAGGAACACCCATATATCGGCCTTCGCCTTGTATACTGTAAAACAGTTCTGCTATTTTAATTTTACTCATTGTTTATTATACCACTTTTTATAAATGTTGTCAACTCTTCCTTGACCAATTGCCAAGATCCATCATGTTGATCAATCCAATGTAGGCAATCGCCTTCTCGCCATCCTGCGGCATCTAAAAGATCTTGGGGCAACGTTATGATACCGTCTTCTTCCACTGTTACTGTCCATGTTTGCATTTTATATATACCTATCTTTGGATTCTGTTTCTTGATTTAATCTACGCCATTCTTCTATTCTTAGTCTAGCACATTCTTGTTTAACTTCTATAGGATAGTCTGGATGCCAGTGTGCATCTCTGCAGTCGTAGACTCTGCCTTCGGGTCGATATCGTATCAGCACAACGATCAATACAATCATGATACAGATATAGACAAAATGTTTCATATTTTATCGCTGATCATTATTCTACACATTAATGCATCTTTATCGTCGTTAAAATCAAAGTGCATGTGATCTGCAGTGATTTCTGTGACATACCTATCACCAGGTAATCCAAAATGCTCTAATATATTGGCGCAGGTTTCATTCCACCATGTGTTGGTTTGATTCTTCCACGGCACAGTGATTCTCTTCATTTACGATAATTACCCTTTTCTGGAATCACGTGGCGAACACCACCTGTGGGGTCTTCCATGTCACCTTTGCGTCTAGGAATCAAATGAACATGTGGATAAGGCACGGTCTGTCCAGCAGCCTCCCCCCAATTCATTCCAATATTGAATCCGTCCCACTCGCCACTGTTGACTTTTTCTTGTCCAAGTCTAAGTGCATCCGCAAAACAATCTTCAATAACACCTACGGCTGAATATTTAGGCACAAACAGCAAGTGTCCTTCTGTTACAGGATACTTGTCTTTAAAAATAGCAACATGAAAGTCATCTTGTACAACATCATCCCATGGTGCATCACCGGCATCACGTGCATCATCTAATGAATAGTGTAGGTTCATCGTTTATACTCTCCACGTTCTCGAGGTAACTCGTCTTCGCGTACAACAAACTCACGGCCGCCTAGACTGCCTGCAAATGCCTTAGTACGTTCCATATAAACTAATCGCAACTTAATAGTTTGAAATGCAACATCTAAAAATACCTTAGGCTTGTATCCTAGAACATGCATGTCAAAATCTTTGCCTGCATCAGTGCAGCGAACCTTGATCTTAGAATCGATCATTTAGTCCACCAATCTTCCCAAGGAAAATCAATCCATATATCTTTTTCTGCCTTGTTGACTTCCATGCCAACGTAATCCATTTTAACTTCACATTGGCTGGCAAGATTATCTACCAATACTGCAAATTTTACATTATTGTTCCACACCTCACCCCAACTAGGATCATCTGGAAAACAGCCACTGGGCCAGTCTTTCATGATCCAGTTAAGTGTAGTGCCTTGATCGTTGATATCATCCACAATAAGAATATTCTTGTATGTGCCACCGTTTTCTAGTAAAGAACTTGCAGCTTCTAGAATACCGCCAATGTTATCGGAATCTTCAACAATCCGTTCTCTACTGTTCGGCCCTAGTGCATCTTCGGCCATCCACAGATTACTTTCGGGTCCTACATCTCCGTCACGCAGACTTACATTTAATGTATGCAATGGGATATTAAAATATTGACTGATCATAACAGCAGGAACCAACCCACCGCGAGTGATTCCTACAATATAATCTGGTCGCCAACTTCCTATAGCAAGTTCTCTACAGATCTTGCCGACTAGACCAGTTACTTCATGCTGATTAATTTTGAGTTTGTTCATATCTCTCCTTGAGGTACTGCTCATGTTGTATCCACTGATTGTTGACTAAAAATCCCCATTCGCGGCGATGAGGACCAGGCATAAACAGAGTCCAGGCAGTGACGCCTGGTTTTAATTCAATCCGGTGATAACTATTAGAACTACAAATACGAAAATGACCTGGACCTCGCCACTTCTGCATCTCGCCAAGCATTTTACCGTCTCGATCAAATTCCGGAACCCATTCATAATATCCGCCCTTCAAAATTAGTGTAGCATAGGGCCAGGGATGATCATGCACATCATCCGGATCACCTTTGAGAAACTTATGTAGAAATATATTAAAAGGAAAACGCTCACGTTCTTTCAAAAAGAGATAATATCTTACAAGGTAAGGTTCGTTGTTAACGCGATCATAAATGATGCGTTTGCGACCTAATCTTTCAAACAGTTTCAACAACATCTCTTACCTCTTCATCTAGATAACGGATTAATTCTTTGTCAGTGGGCTCTACTGTGTAATTATGTTTGAAAAAGATCTCATAACTATCTGAACCATACTTGCCAATGCCATATAACATTGTAGCATCATTTCCGTCCCAAGTCAAGTAGTCTTGACTCATTCTAATCAACCGAGTATAGCGAACATTAACCATTCCTAAGGGTTGGATTATGCTTTTGACAAACTCTTCTTCTGCGTGTAATAATGCTAATGCTGTAGGAAACCAATATAGAAATTCGGGTAGTGTGGTCTTTACTGCTTTGCGACCAGTTTGGTTCAACATGATCACACCGACAAAATGTTGCCAATCGTCGTCTACTTGTTGTTGCACCATTAGATCGTCACGCAACGGCTTAATCATTCTACACCTTCACCAAACCAATCATCAACCTGTCTTTCAGCTTCTTCCTGTGTCATGGCATGTACAAATATTCTTGCAGGTTCGCCCTGAGTGTGTTGAATATTGAATTTGATCACACCTGCGGGAATTAAATTCCAATCACGTTCTACTACAAACTCCTGCAAGTTCATTGCTCGGAATATCAAATGATCAGTTAGATCCTTAGCTGTTTTCATTATTTCTCCTCAGGTAAATCCGGAAATGCTGAACTAAACGGCCAGGACGTATTAGGGTCGGGTCTTGGTTTAAGTTTGATATTCTCTTCAAGAACTTCTCCGCTAATTTCATCACACAAGTCAACTTGATATGGCGCAATAATGTGAACAGCACAGTCCTCTTCCTGCCAATCATGTTCACCATCGTAGAGCCAACCTGCACCACCTTCGTAGTAGAGTTCTTTAAGTTCTTGTTGTTCCATTTCCGAAATATCGTCACTGAATTCCCATTCAACGCTAATGCTGTCATCGAACTCACAGCCCCATCCGCAATCAGTTCGAGCATAGGCTACTGCATCACCTTCCCAAGGAAGATTGCAGTCTAAGTCGCCTTCGATAAAGCCATGCCCCCAACGATAGGTTTCGTCAATGTTAAACCAACTAATACTATCGTCGGGATTTTTACGATACATTTCTACATGGTAGACAATGCTTTTTTTCTCCAGCGGAGTAATACAATATACTTGGCTCATAATGTTCCTTATCTCGGTGCAAATTCTTGTTGTAGTTTAATGTTATCAAAAAACTCTTTTTTTGTATTTCCATCTTCCTTAAACGCACCTTTCAATACAGTGGTCTGTGTTAGACTGCTATGTGCCATAATGCCACGGTTTTCACAACAGCCGTGAACGGCCTGAATATAGACTCCTAGGTCTTTGGCTCCTGTAGCTTTTTGAATTTCTCTTGCAATGTCATTGCAAAGTTCTTCTTGTAGTGTGCCACGACGAGCGCACCATTGTGCAATGCGTGTATACTTACTAAGTCCAATCAATTTTTCTGCCGCAATAAGGCCAATATAAGCAACCCCAGTAACGGGTTGGTGATGATGACTACACATACTGCGAAGTTCACTGCGAACCACGAGCATGCCTTCATAGCGGTCCTCCGAATCGTTTGGAAATGCTGTTGCGTCTGGGGATGGTTCATATCTTCCTGCCATTATTTCATTAAAATACATCTTGGCCAGTCGTCGTGCTGTGCCTTTTGAATTAGGATCATTTTCACGATCGATTAACAAACGATCTAGCACTAGTTCAAATGCTTCTGTTGCATCGGCGATTAAAGTTTCTTTATCTGCTTCGCTAACATATTCGCTGATGTTGTCGCCGGCCCAGAACCGTTTGCCTTCGCGCTTCATCTTAAAGCGAAGGTGATCTCCTAGGTATGCTTCTTTATAGTCTTTGTCGTCGTCGCCTTGCTGTTCTGCACCAGCAAGGGCATTTTTTATTTCTTGATCTCGTTTTAAGAGTTCAGGTGGTGTTGGATTGCCCATTTATTCTCCGAGTTATTAATGTCGTGGATGACATATATTATATTATTTTAACATCTCTAATAGTTTGTTACAACTAAAAAAGTTTTCTTTTAGTATATCTACCTGTTTATTTAGGCTTGGTATACGAGTTCTGTAATTTTCCATATGTTCTATAATTGTTTTACAGATGTCAGGGCGATATACAGTATACGATTCAAATGATTCAGTCCATTTGCTGGGATATTTAAATGTGTCTAAAGCCATTTCACTATAACTTAATCTATCTGGAACCATAGGGATAGCATCTACCAGGGCACCTTCGTGCCAACTGATACCCAATGTTTCTTGTAAGTTTGCGCTGAACACAAGTTTAGCTTCACCTAACAGATTGTGATATTCGTTTTTTGTTAGTTGTTGATCTTGACAAACAACAAATTCATATTGTGGCAACTGATGTTTGAGATCTCTAAAGATTTCAACCTGTTTCTCTGGAGCAATACGATGCGGGAAAAGAATAAGATCTCGCTTAGGCATGTTTTTATACATCATCAAAGTATCTGGCATATATTCCATGGGCCAACCTGAGCGTACTATTTTGCCTTTATTGATATATGAAAGTTTTGCTGTTTCATAATCTATGCTTAACAAATTGTGAACAAACATATCAATATGAAACTCTGTGGCAAAGTAGTTGTGATCAAACGCATGGTAGAAACTCTTTTCTGCATTGCGTACCCAAGGCTTATCCCCAACAAGACGACCTAGGAAGTCTTGGGGATCATATGAACCAGCATGCCACAAACCATGAGTAGTTACCGGAATACCCAGCAACTCACTCATGTACTTTAAGTTTATGATACCAGGATGCCAAGCATCAGTAAAGATAAAGTGATCACCGGGATGAACGGATCCGTTACAAAATAACCGACCCATTTGTTCAACTTGGCTAGCCTTGTAGATATTAGTGCCACCAAAGTTGAGAAATGCTCCTGGAGTGGTAGCACTAGGAATGTCCGTAGGACCTGAAATAACTTGAACATCGTGTCCTGCTTTTCGTAAGAGACTAGGTACATGAGTCTTCCACTGACCCGTGTACCTGGTCTCAACTGCTTCTAGATCAACGAGAAAAACGCGGCTCATTGTTGTGTCTAGGCCTGTTGTTATCCCACCGAGGCTTATTGCCTTGATATGGTTTTCTAGGACGCTTGCTGATTAAGAAAGCACCGTAGTTCACAGAATCTTTGCGATAAAGATCCGCTGGGTTGAAATCACAGAGTTCTAGTCTGCACCAATCGTGGTAGGCTTCGAGATCCTCCCACACCTTCACGACATCAGGACGGTTTTCAAAATACCTGTAGTCCTTGTAGTTTTTCATCTTTGTTCCTTTAATATTTGATGAACGACCCGTTTTCTCCGTCTTCGGAGACCTCAATCCAGATCTCACGACCCGGATACTTCAGTGCGATGATGTTGTGTAATTCATCAGACATCATCTCACAGCTCTTGTGATCGAGGCTCAGAACTGAACCTTGACCCATATACAACGCTTCAAGCCATCGCTTGAATTGGATGAATTCAATGTCCCTGTCATTGTGGAGCACAGAGATCCACACCCTGAAATGAAAGATGTGACGATGAGGATTGGCCAAAAACGAAACATCATATTCATCTCCTGTGGCTAGATTGGGATCTGTAGCAGCTGCTGGGTAGCAGTGAATGCCTTCTTTGCGGAAGGTGACCCAGATCATTTTATTAGGTCGTTGGTCTTGACGGATAATCATATTGACATTAATCCTTGGCAAAGAGTTTTGATTTCATCTCTAGTCATATGAAAATTATATGAACTAGAGTCTGTGACAGAGCCTTTGTCATCGAGACATTCTTGGATTATATCTACTGCCAACAGTCCTTTAGGACTCACTGATTCCCAGGATTCTACACGAACTTTGAAAGCCGGAGTTTGTTTCACAGTGATATGTTTTACATTTAAACTGGAGTGTTTCATCTTAGTTGTTCCATTGTTATGATTTTTGCTAATTCTTCACCTAGATCTTTCTCTTCGGTAACTACATGAAGACTGTGTCGATTCTCATCGCTCTTACGATCGTACTTGGTGGTTTCTACAATAGTACCGCCGCTGGCACTATAAACTTGCAAGCGGAAACCTCGAGAATGGAGGTCAACATTTTCACAATCCTCAGCGTATACTAGCTCGGCGTCGTCATTGTCTTTCATTAGCCAGTTTCTAATTCGTTCTTTAATTGATAATTTCATAGTTTTTGTTGTTGCTGTCTGAATTGGTCTTGCACGGTTAACTGTTTTCGAACCTGTAATTCTAGGAGGTCGTCTTTGACCAGCTGTTGATGCTACTGCGTATCCACTACTCATTTGATAATTTCATCTTTGCCATATTGATCCCAATTAGTGAAGCGATCTCTTCCTAATAGGTCCTGTAGGTTATGGCACCATACCCCGGGATTGGTTGCTGAAAAATCTTTGTCATCTATCTTTAGTGTAGCGTTGAAACCTAGCTGACTGATATAAGGTAATTTTACACTAATCTGCGGAATAAATCTACGTTTTTCGGTAAGACCACTCTCCAGCAATCCTTCCGTTTCACTAACATCAAAGTCTAGGGTACACCAGAATCCATCTTCAGCATCAAGACATACATAAATCATATTCTCCCATGGACGCCAGGTTTCTGTATCGTTGATGCCCTTAGTTTTGAAACTTTGATTAGCTCCAAAATAGATATGTTCGCATTTATGATTTCGAGCCAGTTCCATGATCACATACGGATCATGCTCTCCGACCACAAACAGAGTTCGCATTCCGTATGCAGGTGTGCGTTCGATTTCTACGCCTACAAAGAATGTAATGGTATCAGCGACACCAGATTCGTAATTTCTTTTCATCGTTGGAACCATTTCTTAATAGTGTTGAACAAGTTGAGATATCTATAATGATAATCAGTTAACATCGAGGGATGATGGGGACAGCGGCCTTGATGATAGTCGCACTGCGGACTGTACTCTCGATGGCACAATTCACACTTCATTGTTCGAATCCTTGTTTAATTAAATGTCGTTCTTCACGAGCAGTTCTGTGAGTTTCGCACAATGTCACTAGCCATCCTTGTCCACCTGTTGTGCCAGGGTTACCACACTCTTCACAAGTGACTCCGCTCATAGATTCTGCCATACGTACCATGCCGTCAATAACATCATCTCCACCTGTGTAGTAGAAACGCAGTGTGCCAAACTTTTCTTTGACTTGATCCAGCGTTACTTGCGGTACTTGTTTGTACTGTGTATAACCTTTTTCAAAGTTCTTATTGTTCCAATCAATGTGATGTTGGATATTGCCCATGAGCTGATCTAGGATGTTGAACCAACCATCGCCACATTCAAATCCCCAACACATACAAGTTTCTTTCATATCCTTGTTGCGGTTCACCATCATCTTTGGATACTTCTCGCACAACAACTTGTCCAGTTCTTGTCTCATACAAATTTTCCTAATCCCAAATAGATTAATGCTTCTAGTTCAGTTTGATAGTCTTGTCCAATCCTACGTTTTTCGTAAATAGCCTGCAGGAGTTCTTTGCCATCACCAAACTCACCGGTGCCAGCGCCGCGACTTTCTAATTCTTCAATTAGATCATCTGTTTCAAAGTCAGACAAATCAACATCTACTTCAACTTCTTTGTACATTGTTTTATACATTATTTTATTTCGTCCGATGTTTCAATAAAGTCTTTGATGATCAAATCTAATGCTTCAATCCTGCGCATATTTCCTACCACGTCATCTGGATGCAGCCAGCACCCATCTGGATTATCTTCAGTCTTGGGATTCTTTTTCCAGTCGGCTAATTCTTTCTTAAGATACGCACGATAGTCTTTTAGGTTAAGACTGGTAATGCGATCCGCAGTTTCACCGTCAATCCACTGATATTTTTTGTGTTTTGATTTGTTCATCAATGCACTATTTCTTTTGAGTCAACTTCACATTCAACGACCCAGTTGACAAATTCTGTTGATTTTTTAACCTCTACACCTAGACCTACTGCTTCATTTACAAAGTGCTGAAGCAATGAATTATACAGTTCATCTGGCATAGTGTGTTTGTCAAATTTGATTTTCATTACCAAGTGCTCACATCAGTGATGTCGATAGTAGTATCTTCATCCTTGTCGTGATCTCCGAACAGATTAAATTTTACGGAAACGGTAGGTCCGATACCACTTGAGCTGTTTGACTCTAGAGTGAACCATTCCACTTCTTTAAAGTGTCCTGCCATCTTAGCGAGTTTTTCAACCTGTGTGCGATTGAGAACAAAAGTATGAGCCGCCATTATTACGCCTGTGTGTGAAGTTGTTGTTTATGTTTAAGTATAGCAATATTGTCTTTGAGATGCAACCTCTGTTTCTTCATTTCTTCTAGTTTTAGGTCCTGAAACACTCCGGTTTTTTCCAAAGTGTCAATCTGTTTGTCCAAAGCACGGTGAGCTTCTTCCAAATGTTTAATACGCTGTTCGTACATACGGTCTCCTTATACAATTACACTTTCTTCCAAAGCACGTAGTTCATCATCATCGGGATTTGAGAAATCTATTTCATCAGTTTTCTTACCATCTTCAAATGTCAAGATGTTTGGCACAGCGTAGGCCACTGGTCCACCCTGTAGTCTTGCACCCTCTAGGCTGGTTAGAAATCGTGAAGCAGTTTCAATCATATCAAAGGCTTCTTGTTTGGTAGACTTAGAGAACAGTTCTTTTACAAAGTTACTGAAATACAGGATCTTGTTAGGCACCCATTCACTGTAGTCTTTTTCTTTCTTGCCTTCAATACCCCACATGCGCCAATCCGGATCAAATTTAGCACACTCGATATCCATTAAGTTGTTGGCACGTTGCACAGCACGAATATGACATTCAACATTGTGTCCCATCATCAATGCATAGGCAAATGAATCCCACGATGTCTTGCCTTCTTTCTTGATTTTGTTCAACATGCCTGGTGCGTAATGGCATATATCTGCGATCGTAAGTCTTCGACCAAAATCGCTTTCGAAAGGAAAAGGTATATCGTGCCGTCCGGAAAGATTCTTAGTGTCCGGGGCCTTATCCATGATAACACTGAATCGTTTATTGGAATGTTGGGCGTTAGTATATACCAATCCGTGAGCTGTTGCGATGAAAGGTGATGCACAGTCGAATGAAATCGTAAAGTTTTCATTTATTTTTTTAATCTCCCTCTGGATCAGTGTGAGATAACAGGCCCAGTCCAGTTGTGCCGTGCCCAAGAAGTGCATCCAGTCCTTGCCTTCTAGCATGCCTTCAAACTTCAGTGTAATCAGTCTACGCAAAGTGATAGGCATCTTGCACATATTAGCACCGCCCATGGCCCAACCTTCTGCTTCTTTACCAGCATATTTGCCTTTGGGATCTGAAAACTCTTTTACACCTTCATACCAACGTTCAGCTGTGTCCCAGTCGCCGCCTTGTAAGACATTCAGCCATTTGGTTTGACCTAGACGATTCTGTAAAAAGTAGTCATTGTTGAATCGAGTCTTTTCTAAGCAGTCTTCAAAAGTCTTAAGGCCAGTCTTAGGTGAATGAATATGATCACAGGCCCATGTAGGCACGTCAAGCATCATAGACCAATCTGCAGTGACCTCTAACCACTCGAGAATCTTTTGACGAGTCTTGTTGGCTTCAGCACCTTCGAAATTCAGCCAATCAAATTTGAGAACACCTTTACCAATCTGATACCCACCAGAATCGCCTAGGATCATAGTTTTCGATCGATCACGGTCCTGTATCATAGATTCCTGTACTAGACTCTTGTCGAGATCTAATTGTGCGTGACCTGCGGAATACAGACCGTACTTGTAGTAGAAGTAGCCCTGTTCAGGATTTAGAAAGTTCATACCTTCGATGCCACGATCGAAACCTGCAGGAATACGATCTGTAGGAATAAATTCTTCTACTCTCTGTTTGGCGATGTATGTGGAATAAAAACTGCTGATAGCAGGCAAATATACCGCATAGTCTTTTTGTAGGGGTGTTAGGTCAATTGGTTGTTTCATATTCTCTCGATAGGTGTGTTATTATTGTTAGTTGGTCTTGTGCCTCTTTTACATTTTCTAGCGCAATGCGGACGGCCTCGTTTTTTGTGGCTAGCTCTAATATTTCAATCTCTTGGCGTTGTTTACTTTTTGCCCAAGACAATAAATTTTGTGTTTCTTGATCTAGTCCTACAGTGGCATAACTGGTAGCTAGGTTCATCCACGTACTACCATCAAATACCTGCATGTCTGATCCCCATACACGGATCATACCTTGCATTGGATTGGTAATATTCATATTAATATATGGCACACTGGTGTTACCACCAGATACTGTTAGTCCGCTAATACCCTGTAGACCTTTAATCATATTTAGGCAGCTTGTGCAGGAACAATATATTTGTAAGTGGCTAATCCACTGTCGAGTGTGATCTGAATAGCACCTTCATTGCTCAGAGACATCTTGGTGTTGTTGACATCAGCGATCTTAAGGATACTTAAGATTGGAAGCACTGGCCAAGTCCAACCACGATCCAGTTTACCTGCTACATTCTGTGCAAAAATAAACTCACCACCGTGCGTACTAGCATCACCAAAGATAAACTTGAGATTGCCGCCTTCGGTCTTGGCCAAGAATGTTGGATGTTCGTTGTTGGCACCTGCTTGAAAGTTGAAACGCTGTACCGCAGCCACAGAAGGTTCCAATTCCACATCCCACTTAACACCACGAAACTTCACAGTCTTCATCTTTTCGTTGATGATTTCTGCGTTCATAAAACGATAATCGTTTTTAAAATCGTTGTCTTTGTTTTCAAAGTGAATGCCTACAGGAACAACGTCACCGTTGCGTTCTGCAGTAGTGATTGAAATCTTTGCATCGTCTTTGTATTCTGCTCCGTCTAAGAGATATTTCAGTTTGTTCAACTGCGGCATACCAAACACACCTAACATGTCTGGATAAGGATTAACAGTTTCTGCTTCCATGATCACTGAACGGTCATCAGCCATTGAGTTGATTGTGGTTTTTTCTTCTGTGCCTGTGACCTTGACCGTGGTCAAGAAGCCTAGGTTCTGTGTGTGGCTTACAATGTCTTGTAGTATATCTTTCATTTAGAGATTCTCCATGTATATTAAGATTATATTTAGATCTTGAGAAAAAATCAACCTAGAAATCACTCAAAATCAAACAGTTTGTTGAATGTGTTATCCGACCTTGTTGAACTGATGTCCCATTCTAAGACACCAATAAGGTTTTCTAGCTTTTCGTCAATGACAGTGGTTTCCATTTCTCCATCGTCGAAAGGCAGATCCTTGAACCACTGTGGCAGTCTCAGTTCATCCACAGGATATGCCACTGAGGTATAGCCCATAGGGTTGTCTTTGACCTTACAGACGATGACCTTGGCACCATCTACGATGTTCATAGAATATTTGTCATCCATCATGCGCTTTAGTGTATTCCAATTCAATGAAGCTCTGACGTGACCAGGCATGTTGGTCTTGCCTGCTTTCTTTTCTTTGTCACGATAGTCAGTAATGTTATTGGCACGTTTCGGCGAACCTTTTTCCCATCCTGGCCGTGTCTTGAATTCTGTGCGAAAGTCAGTGATGTATTCCAACACTGATTCTTTGGTTTCACCGTTTAGTACTCGGGTCAGTACCGCACTCAAGAAGTCTTGGATAACAACCGGGGTATCTGACCGTTTGAGGTCCAACCCCATGGCTTTAATTTTGCCTGGCCCATCAACGTCTGCACGTTTGCCTTCTTTGTCGTAGTATAAGACTGCATATCGTTTTTTGGTAATGAATAATCCTTTGGAAGCAACAATCTCGCGACCTGCCTTGATGACGTCCCCTCGTGTTTTTGGACAGTGGAAGGCGTCCTGCATGAATTTGACAAATGTGCCATTAACTGTGTCTCCTATGGTATCGTAAAGTTCAATCACTGATTCCCTGTTCCAGGGAATCTGGCCTTTCTCAATGTCTTTCTTCAGCGTACTATATGCAGAAAAATAACAAGAGTCTGTGTCACCGTAGATGATAGCACGACCAACGTGATCCGCTTCTCCGGTAA